GACCTTGAGTGGGTCAACGGAATGAAAAGTTTCTTTGATCATTTGATCAGCGAAGGCAAAATGGAAAGCTACAGAATCACTCGTTGTAAAATGGGATTCCGTAGTATTGCAGACATGCCTGAGTGGATGATACTTATGGAGTTCACTGGCATGGCACAGATGGACAGTGCATTTAAACGAGTTGCTCCACTTGAAGGAGAGCTCGAAGTCAAACACAAAAGTTTCAATCAGTTTGTTGATTGCAATACTATCCAACATGCACTGTTTCGTGATTGGCCAGATCAGTTCTAACTGAATCTAAGTTAACGCATACATTAAAGACTTGCTAGCAAGTCTATTGATTTCACTTCGTTCATCAATTTTTTTATTTGTTAGAACAATTAATGTATCTAGTATTATCTAGATTACGCAGTCACAATTCACCGTATGCACGGTGAAAAGGTTTTTACAGCATTATCTGAGTGTAGCAGCCTTTATTATCAAGAGATTGTAATTGCTTACGCAGAGGCGGTTGACCGGTACCCCTTACTCTAGCTTCACGTATCAACGGAACCCTAGTGACCCCATAATAAATCGAAGTCCTATAAGCATGGGGTGTATCTTTTTCACAGAGCCCAAACCATTTGTTGCCTTAAGTTAGCATTGTCCTTTGACGCCCAAGTCCGGACCGGGTATTTCACCGTTCCTCAATGGGGTTGGGCCATTGCACCCAACACAGAGTCTACGAGTTGTCTATCTATTATGCCTGTATATTATTAATTAACGACCACTGTGGGTCAAAGTTGTCTATTAGATTGTGATAAAATTTTAAATCAGTTGCATATATTTTATAAAGATTGAGTAATCTATTAGTTGTATCAGTTACTGACGATTCTAATGCATCTTTTACAATATTTTCTATTTTTAGTTTGTCTGCAGATGATTTCCATACTCTTGGAGCATTAAGTGGTAAGTCGATAGTATGATTATATTTTTTAAAAAGATTCATAATGCTTATTTTTATATCATTGTCGTTATTCATTAGATCCATCGGAATCCAATTTATGCGATTTATTAAGCTGCCAAACATTGCCGAATATGGCATAGTATGGGAGTCGCCAATGACTACATTATTAAGAAACTTTTTAATACTATCTTTTTGAATATCGATACTAAATTGTTGCCAGTTGATTTGGTAAGCGTCGCCTACTGATGCCCTGTAATACGTCTGTTCATCAGTGACAGTACTTGGTAAGTTAGAATCATTGTTCCAGCCAACTGGCATAGTATAATATGGCATTGCTAACAATTCTGTAATTCCCTTAACCCATCTAGTAAATGGATGCTTTACTAATCCAAACATAACAACAGAATTAACATCAATATCTGATATGTTCTTTTTCTTCCACCCCATAGTATCAAATAAATGAATATAATATGTACATGCACATTTTGTAACAGGAACAAATACTAAATTTTGATGTTGGTATACAGTGAAAGTAATCTTCTGCCAATAATCACAGTCTTCTATTTGATCTCTTCTCTGGCGGAATCCATGCATAGTATGGCATTCTTCTTTGATGTGCTCGGGCAGTTTATAAAAATCAATATAATTTTTTATTTCCGGCCATCTCGGATCTTTGATTGCATCATAACATTTTTTTAATTCAATATCTAACATCTTTTCTATATTTTGTTTTTGATGTGACTACCGTGTACACGTACACTGATTTGTCCATTGTAATAATCGTCTGATTCCAATACTTTTCTATTGAACTGTTCTCTGGCTTCGATGTATGAACATGCTGCCTTGGATGCGCAATAATAAAGTATTTCTCTAGAGAAGTTTTCGGTGCCTAAAGTTAAGATGTCCGCGGCTAGATCAATGCTTGATCCGTAGTACTCACGCCAATCACTGTCGATTTTTGTGCGTATGCGCTTTTTCTTTTTGATGCCGTTCTTTTGTTTTACTACTTTTACTGATGTTTTTGAGAACTTTGCTAATTTTTTGCCTATGTACTTGCGTCCGGAGAGATTATTGGTGATTAAGTATACAAATCCAACACATTCTTCGGGTAATGTCTCAACTGGAGTGTCTTGATAGTACCATGTCATGTGTTGTATTTGATGAGTTGCCTTTTGTGTTGTAGTTATGCCTGTTGATGAATTAGTATTATATTTTTAGTGATTATGTGTCGAAGTTTACCCACGCAGTAATTTCGCCTATGCAGGTGTTGTTTTTTACGCTAATGCAAGTGTCGATCATGTTGCCTACGTCGGATAAATCAATACCGTTGCCTGTCCAGTTTGGACGACTACGGCTTAGTGCAGTGTCTAATCGATCTAATGTGATCAAACTTGTTCTAAACAGTGTTTGGTTTGCCTTGAACGCTTGTGTCCATTGTAAGCTATGATGTTTCAATGCTGCTTTGCTGACACGGTAAGTTTCCCATGCAGGGTCCGGCGCCACAATAGATTCACTACCAGAGCTGCCAATATTGATAATGTACCCAACTTTGTTGGCATTTTTCCATGCCGTGGCAACATCAAACAGTAATTTAACTTGTGCAAAGTCAGCCCATGATTCCTGAAACGGTCCGTCAAATGCATTATTGACAAACACATCATAATTCAAACTTGACTCTACTAATTTTTTTCTATCTTTGGTTATGTCGTAACCGTCGGTCCGGCTATAACTGTCACCGTTAAAACGAGCACACAGTGCTTCGCCGAGCCCTCTATTGCCACCTGTTACCATATATTTCATAATTTCACGGATCCTCCTTGATCCCAAACTTTTGTTAATTTTGAACCGCATGTCATTGCGCATTCAAATAATCTGCCTTGTGCTAATGTTTTATTCCAACTGGCAACTAAATCGCTCCACATGGGATTGTTAAAAATATCTTCTAGACTGTTTTTATTAATATTAAAACTGTCTAAATTATACGATTCTAAAAACTCACGCACTTGATTCTTACCATTTACTGTACTCAATGGGTTAGCACCCGGTAATACTCCGTCTTCATAAAATCGTCGATCGTATAAATTATGATTGAAAAAATTACATGGCAGCACTAATCCTTCTGCATTAATGGCAACTTTTTTTCCAATCAATGCATCACATTTTATTTCTGTTGTATCAAAATATTCTTTGATATTCCTATATTCTTTTTTTAAATCAGGCAAGAATAACATGCTTTGATTTCGATACTCTGGCAGACTTGGTGGTTCTAATACATATTCGTTTCTAACCGGCCAACTTGGCATTTCTTCTACGGTAGCATGATTTAAAAATCTTCCGGTCTTTCTAATCAACACATTGAAGAATTTTAATTCTTTTCCCAGTTGTTTAACTTCGTCAACTTGATGTTGATTGTGTTTAAACACAATGAAATTCCATTGTGCTCTGCCGCCAGCATTGATAAACGCTGTTGCGTTTTCTATAACCTTACTGTATTTTACATTCTTTCTGTACAAATGTAAAGTGTCTTCGAGTCCATCAATTCCAAAATCAATCTGGCCATATCCGGCCATTATGTTGGCAATTTCGGACCAATATTCTGTGTCATGTACTCCGCCGTTTGTGTGTATGTATAGCCACAATGTGGGATTCTTACGTCTAAAGTCTCTTAATATATCAAGAAACTCTGGATGCATAATAGGATCTCCATAACTTCCGCAAAAAAATATTTGCCGTAATCTAGTACACAGTGCAATATCAAACGTGGTATCAATTGCAATTCTAGACAAGTGGGTCAACGGCATGTGCGAATTGATACCGTGCCCGTTAAGATTTCTCGGACACTGGGGACACGCTGCATTGCAGTATGTGGTGATCTCAATTTGGTACTCGTCGATTATGTCGTGATTAAACATCAGGGAAATCCGTAAATTTACTTTTCATTTGTAGCAAAACATCATGCCCGGATTTGAAAATGGTATTATTTAAATCCGGGCCGGGCTTCCGGCAATTGATTAACCATTGAATAGCAGGTGTACTAAACTCCATGATCCAAGTTCCGTTGTGTCCAAGATATAAATTAGGACATATAAAATACGGCTCATGATCGGCTTTGTGCAAATAAACTGGAAAAAATCTGCCAGACCACAGTTCGTCTTTAAGCACAACTTCGTCCAGTGTGATACCTAAAATCTCCACGTGACGATCAATTACTATTTTTCCGTTGTCGTCGAGTTGATGGTGATGTATAGTTTTACCATAGTGTGTGATTTTAATTTCATGATGACCGTCTTCGAGCAATACATCAAACTCAAATTGTTCTTGAGCAACTCCTTCGTACAACAACATGTAGTCGTCAATTGTTATTTTAATCAGCGGATCTCCTAGTCGTTTTTCAACGTCTAATACAATGTTGATTTTCAATGTATCATTCCCTGTATCATGGATAGTCTTTCTTGATATTTGTCCATCATAATTTTGAGTTGGTCGTCGCCCTTCCAGAAAGTGTACCCAAGATTGTGACAGTGTTCTTGAATCTCTATTCTGCGCATGATTCTGCGTTTATAAGTCAGCTCAGTATTTGTAGTACATACCCATTCGGTTCCTTGCGGAGGACGATCGTTAATTCCTACAACATTGATTGACAATGGATTATCATATAACGGTGTTCCTTGCTCGATAGTAAGTGTAGTACCTAAATTTACTCCAATGATAGTTCCGTCCGCTACGTACTTTTGATAGCGAGTTAGCATATCTATAGTGTCCTGGTGATCTTTTTCAGTTTCAGTTGGCCATCCAGTTATGATTAAAAAATATACCTGAATACCATTTTTACTGTATTCTTGCATATTGTAGTTTAAATCTTCTTGTGTAAACCCTTTGCGCATACTAGCAAGTACAGCATCACTGCCGCTTTCGATTCCTAGCACCATTGTTTCGGCGCCCGCTCTGCCCATAAGTTCAAAATCTTTCGGAGCCATAGCAGCCTGTGTTCGTACAATTGCATGACTGCTATAACTTAGTGTACGATCCGGCAATCCTTTTTCTTCGTAATAATTTATTAATGTCTGATTGAATACGCGAAAGTCCTTCATACTGCCGTTGCATAGTGCATCATGAAAAAAGAATGTACGAACGCCATATTTTTCATAATACTGTAGCATTTCGTTCGCAAGTTGTAATCCTGGTTTGACTCGAAATCCTCCTTGCATAGTAGGGATATCACAAAACATGCAACTTCTAATACATCCTCTGGAACTTTCGATTGGCAAGACACCATGCTCGGTGCCGTTTTTATAAGAAGTAATATCAAAATCACCAAAGTCCATTGCCGCATGGGACTTGATATCGCTTCTTTCAGCTAGAAAATTAGTGTCTATGCCCGCTGCCAAATAATTCCCACGTATAATTTCAGGAATGGTAGATTCTGCCTCACCTCGTATCCAATGATCAATTAGATTTTTATCTTTAAGATAATGAGCAAACGAAGGCACAAGAGAAAAACTTCCGTTTTCTTCTCTGATAAGTCCTTGCCCGCCTATGATAACTTCGCAGGTATTTTGCAATCTAAATTTTTCTAAGAATTTTTCAGTAAACTGTTGTGCTTGCCAGCTAAACACACTAACCAATAATTGCCGAGGATTGTATTGATTTATTATTGTAACCCAATGATCTATAAACTCATTAAATTTTTGTTCCGCAACGGCGCTCAACTTGATATTTTTTATAAACAAGAACTCGTCAATATTGTTCCAAATTTCAAGATCGCACTCTTGTTGAAATCTTGTCCAGTAATCAAGATTAATATCCAGGCATTTACTTGATATGCCGTGTTGATTGTAAATTTGTTTAATGATAGCAGGGCCCGCTGCTGGCCGCACTGCTGCCATACGTGGGACAGATAAAATTATTGCATCGGTCATGTTGTTATGTCATTTCAATATCCGTGTTGTAGCTGGTAAAGCCATTTTCTTTGACCACTTTGAGAATGTTCTCAACTCGTCCTGCCAGTTCATCTCTGTGACTTACTAGCCATATGCTCTTGTGACGCTCTCGGCTCATGTGCTTGAGCAATGCCAGACTGTTTTCAACACCTTGTGTGTCCATGCCTGAATCGATCATTTCGTCAATGAACAACACATTGATTGGCTGATACAAACTTTCGTACACATCGCGGAATGCCCAGCTCATACTGAGTATAAGCCTGTTTCGTTCACCTCGGCTCAAATTGTCAAAGTCCAATTCACGTCCTAGTTCTTCAATGCTCACGCTCAAATCATTTTGAAAAACCACAGTATGCGGCAACCCAATCCGATCAAGGTAATATGTAAGTCTTGTATTTAAGTAACTTAGGTTTTGTTCAATGATCTTCTTACGAATAAAACTGTCCTTACTGGTCAACAGTTTTAACAAAAACTCTTGATGTTCTTGTAGTCGTGTAAGTTCATTTACAGTATCGTAGCTGACTTCTTGCAATGCTTGTGATTGCATTTCATCAATTTGTTCACTGTACGGATCAACTTCAGTCAGTTTGATTGCAATTTGTTGTTCTAATCCAGCGAGTGTTGTTCTATGTGAAATGGCATCCTCTTCATGATCATAGAACATCTTAGGAGGCTTGCCAATTTCACCGATAGCATCACTGGCTGTTTGCAGCTCTGTTAATGTAGCTGAGTATGCTACAGCAGAGTCTGTTGCTTCGGCTAACTCTTTGTGTTTGTCAGCCAACACAATTGCTTGTTTTTCATCATGAAATGCCTGACCACATGTATGGCAGGTGTGTGACTCGAGTGTGGCAATTTCTTTGGACAGTTTGGCAACAGTCTTTTGCTCACGTTGTAGGTCTAGTTTGCATCTGCTGATGGCAGTAGCCAATTCGTTAAAGTCTTTCCTGCGCTGATCCCACGCGGCATGATCTTTGTGTGCTTGAATTTCTGCTGCAATGTCAATTTTTTGCAATTCAGCAAGAGCACTTTCTAACTTAGACAATTCTTCTGTGTGCTTGGTGGCCCACATTGTTTGTCTACGCTTCAAACTTTCAATCTGTTCCTCAATTCGTTTGTTGGCTTCTTGTACAGCACGAATACGGAATTCTTCTTGTGTAATGCCGTCCTTGGTGTTGCGATTGAGTTCTTTGATACGATCAGCACGGTCACTCAGCATAGTAATACCCAGCAGTTGCTCAATGATTGTTCGTTGATCGTTGGCCTTCAAACTCAGAAACGGTTCAGTGTAGGTGTTCAACGCCAAGATATGTTTGAACATATCGTGACTCAAGCCCAGTGTACGTTCAATAGATGCTTGTGTTTCTCTACTGTCACCTTGTGCGTTGTCTGTCGCTTCTTGTTCTTGATTGTCCACATAGAAACGTAACACGTTGGGCTTGCGCCCGCGTTCGATTCTGTACAACTTACCACCTACTCCAAAGTCCAAACTGACCATCATGTTTTTGGCATTGGTTTTGTTGACCAGGTTATCCTTACGGATATTGCT